GAAAAGAAATTATTTCAATCATGCCACATCCTTCATAAGAAGGGACAGTATTACATAGTACATTTCAAGGAACTCTTTGCCCTTGATGGTAAGAAAGCAAACTTATCTGAGAATGATGTTCAACGTCGAAATCGTATCATCAAACTTTTATCTGACTGGGGTTTAGTAGAGATTGTAAAAGAAGATTCTGTCACAAACGTTGCACCCCTAAGTCAAATCAAAGTTATTGCATATAAAGAAAAGGGTGAGTGGACTCTTGAATCTAAATATAACATCGGAAAAAAACGGCAAGTTCCAGAATCCTAAATAGAGCTGCCACGTTCTGATAATATATGACTGACGATATAAAAGAAGAGGTTGAGGTTAAGGAAGAGAAGAAAAAAGGAATCTTTGGTAAAGCTAAAGATGCTCTTCTTCCAGACCCTGATGAGCAAGCTGCTATCATTAGTACATTTGTTCGCATTACCGTTCTTGCCTGGTCGGGCGGAATTTTGACTTTGAACTACGTCGCCATCCCAGGTGTACCACAGCAGAAAATCGATCCAACATTTATAGCTTCGGTTTTTACTGGGGTTTTAGCTAGCTTCGGAATTCAGACAGCTAGTAAGAAAGGTGACGGTACTATGAAGATGGATAAGAACGGCAATGCTACCAATGGTAATGGTGGAGCACCTCCTGTTACTGCTCAAGATATTGAAGCTATCTTAGCAAAAGCACCTGCTGGTCCTGTTCAAACTATTCGTATTGAGCAAGCACCTCTTAAGATTACTACTGATGACAAACCTTACAAACTATAACCATGCAAAAAATAATTAATGTACTCGCTATTGCGTCTACTGTTGTATCTGTTGCCGTTGTTGGCACTGGTGCTTACGTTTACGTTAATAAAGATGCCATCATAGAAGACATAAAAGAAAAAGCACTTGGAGGACTAGGTGCAGGACTAGCTGGTGGTGCTCTTACAGGAGACATAGGATTGCCTATAGGCGATAGTGCAGGTACTTCTAGTATGGGACTTCCTGTTCCAGGATCACCGTTCTAATGGATCTCCAGAAAATAGCATCAACTGGTACAGCAATTGCTGTAGTCGGAACTGGTGCTGTTGTTGGAGGTAACACAGTTATCGATCAACAAACTGGTGGACCTCAGAAGAGAGAATCAGCAAAGGTAGAAATGATAAGACAGATAGTTGCAGAGGAAGTATATCTGCAACTACTTAATGCTTGGCCAACAACCAGTGGTCCTGTTAAGGGATTGAAAGTTCCTAATAAAGATTACAAGACACAGTTGCCTCCAAAATAAAGTGGACACTTACTTATGGATCCTATTCGTGACATACCTAATATTACTACTGGTGGATTTGGTATTCCTAACATCAATGTTCGGCAACACTCCATTAATATTGGAGGTATTTGGGTAAGGAAACCTGCAGTAAGAGAGATAGGAATTAATAATATAGCTGATAGAAGTTGGATGATGAATGCTCCAACTGCTATAGCACCAGATGTTCCTGTTACTGAAATTATAGGAACTCCTATAGTTAATATGCCTGGTTGTGTCAAGGTTAATAAGGAGAATGCAAAGAATCCAACCAACAAGAATAAGATGTTGGTCAATGATGACCCTAAACAGAATGTAGTTCTGTGTGATGCTGGTATGCCATACTATGAGCCACCTAATTATGACTACAGGGAACTTACTTGGCAGACAATTAACACAAATGAAGAGGAAGTTGATGAAGGTGTTGATGTTGATGAACCACCTGCACCAGATTTAGACACTCCAGAACCTCCTGTAACACCTCCTACAGGAAGTACGGAAATAGAATGCCCTGAACCTAATGCACAGAGGATTGGAGACCTATCTCAGAGTGGTAAGGAGAGAGTTAAAGGATATAAGTTAAGTGTCGATAAAAAAGTTTGCATAAAAGAATGGGAGGATGTTCCTTTTGTGGACGCATACCTCCCAAGTGCTAGTATTGTAACAACTACTGCGGGGATTGCGGCGGTTGCGACCACGAGTGCCCTACTTGCCAAACCCCTAGCAGATCTGCTCCTGAAGGTCGTGAAGCCAGTGATAAAGAAGGTGATAACGAAGGTGAAGGGGATGTTAGGGAAGAAACCTCCTGTTCTATCTCTACGGGAACGACTTCTGAAGCAGAGGGAAGCGAACGCTGCTCTGAAGGCTGCTCGGAAGTTGAAGGGGGGGTAAATTTAAGTTCTGGTAATTGGTGCTCGTGGGGTAGTATCTTTCCACCTGGAGTCGTTACTACTACATCAGCACATACTGCATAGTAAGGTGACTTAGGATGGAACATGATACCAGCCTTCATCAATTCACCACAATTTTTAAGTCTTGCGATTTCGAAGTCTAATCTTTTGTTAGCAGTCAACTGAGTTTGCATTACTATTTGAGCATTAGCTGCCTCATGACATTGCTTTTGGAATTTTCTATTCAGTGGTATTGATAGTGTTGCAGATAGACCAGCATTAAAGGACTGGTTTGCTTTCATATCAGTACGGATAGGTTTCATCCATGTAGGTGTCATAGTACCACCACTACCTACTATATCAGGTACACCATCTGCACCATCAACGTCTATTTCTATTTGTATATCTTCTCCATCAGGGAACCATCTAGTTCCATCTGCTTTAGTACGAGTATCATACCATTCTTCCCAAGGATAGTTCTTTACAGTGACTGTTTGTTTAGTTGTCTTTCCTGAGACATCAGTCATATTGTACTGTGGCTCATCATAGAAGTCCTCCCAAGGATCCTTCCTACTATCAGCGAACTGAATGTATGGAGTGAGGTTAAACGTACTACCTTGACATGACACACCACCACCGTAGGTGTTAGTCACGTATGGACCTTGTAAAACTTGTATTGCCTGGTTAGTTACTGAGCCAGAACTATTAGCGATAGGATTAGCAGTTGCCGATACACCACCAACACCTTCTGCTAAGGCTTTCATTGGTAGTAATGAATTAACTATGAGACCCGTTGCTATTACTGGGTAAAGGTACTTGTTGTGTCTGTTACCGATTGTATGCTTGTTACTCTTTGTATTATTGTTTGGTTGGTTAGCCCTGGACCTTGATAACTCTGTACGAATTGAAACGCCTCGCCTGGAGTTGTTATTGTGAAGGTTGGAGACGTTGAGAAGTCCAATGAGTCGTAGGAACTTGTCACGTTTCCTGTTATGGATGCTCCTCCTGTTCCCGTTGCCGAGCCCACGCTTGGTGTCACTGTCACTGTTGATGTATTCACGTTGGGGTTGAGTGCGTCTCCGTCTGCCGAAATGCCTACCCCACTCACTGTGTATTCCCATCCTGTCCTATAATCAATTGAGTTTATCGTCTCCGTGACTGTGCTTTCAGTCTCGGTATGGCTCGTCATCGAACCCTGTTGGAAGTTTGGGACCACAGGGACCGCCAGGACAGGTACAGCACTTACAAGTGCAGTTCCCGCAGCGATCACATATGGGACAATCTTCTTCTTCATTATGTATCACTCCTAGCGTATGGTCACTTCTGTGACAAACTGTCCCGTAGCCGAAGTTCCAGATCCACCAGCTGTTAAAGTCATAGCACCTGACGACAATATAGTTCCAGCCAACGATCCAGCAGTTCCTGGTCCTGTCGATACTATGTTGGAGTAACCTTGCACATCACCTACATCAGCAGCAGTAGTGACTATACTGTCACCTAACGACACTGATTGTGTAAATGAGTATGCCTGACCTTGAGTTGTCTGTGCTGCATCAGGTAGAGCAAATGTTGCTGCACCAGAAGTTGCCACAGATTGAATGCCACCTAGATCACTAGTAGCACTACCACCTGAAGGAGTAATAGTTGTAGATACACCAGACCCACTGGTGCTGTATGAATTAGCTGCTCTTGAAACCTGTGTGTAACCAGCATCTACTTGCAGTTGAGTTGAACTACTAAGTCTATGTGTAAGGTCGGCTTTCGCAGGGGACACAGCAATACCACTCATCATAAGCATAATAATAGGTAGTAATTTCTTCATTCTTTTTGACACTGTTACCTGAAACTATATAGGTGTTTATAACCCCCCTAAAAAGGTTCGGAGTATACCATTTAACGTTTTTATAATGTGTGATTAAATAGTAGTGTCGCCGTAAGGGACACAATTTACACTCGCTTTTAAAGGAGAACTATGAACACACTAGCAAGATACCATGCTGCTAATCTTCCTGAACTTATGGAAAAGATTAGTCGTAACGCTATAGGTATGGATGAATATCTAAATAGGTTTTGGGAAGCAGAATCCCAGTCTAAATATCCACCATATAATTTGGTGCAACTGAATAATAATGAATCAAAACTCGAAGTCGCCCTTGCGGGCTTTAAGAAGGATGAAGTTAAAGTCTATACGGAGCTTGGAAAACTACATGTTGAAGGCACAAAAGAAGATAAGGAAACAGATGCAGAGTATAGACACAGGGGATTGGCACAACGTTCATTCAAACGCTCTTGGACACTCAGCGAAGATTGCGAAGTTCGACAGGTCGTATTTGCCGACGGACTCTTATCCGTCGAATTGGGACAAGTAGTACCTGAGCATCACACACGTAAGGATTACTTGACAGCAGATTAGGATTAGATTAAACTGCTCTATATACAAGAGTCCTTAAGCGGATCCTAATGAAAAGGCTTATCGCATTAGCAGCACTTGCTGCCCTAGTACCTGGTTGTGCCGAGGCACGGACTAGACTTTCGGGAGCAGGTGCTTCTTTTCCATCTAAAATATACCAAAGATGGTTCTCTGACTACGCAAAGTCAGGAGGTAACAGAGTAAACTACCAAGCAGTTGGTAGTGGTTCAGGTAGAAAAGCATTCCTAGATGAAACAGTGGACTTCGGAGCATCCGATGATCCTATGAAGCAAGGTGATATAGTAAGAGCAAAAAGAGGTATGGTTCAGATACCTATGACAGGAGGCACGATTGCTTTCGGTTATAATATGCCTAGTTGTGATTTAAAACTTACACAAGAGCAAGCAGTTCAAGTTGCTATTGGTGAGATTAATAATTGGAATCAAGTAGGATGTGATGAGCAACCTATGACTTGGGTGTATCGTTCTGATGGTTCAGGAACTACTGCTGCCTTCACAAACTCTATGAAAGCATTCAGTAAGAAGTGGAAACTAGGAACAGGTAAGTCAGTTGCTTGGCCTGTTGGTATAGGTAATAAAGGTAATGCTGGTGTTGCTGGTAGTATCAGAACTACACTAGGTTCTATTGGATATGTAAATCAATCTTATGTTAAAGGTGAAATCAGAGCTGCTACATTACAGAATAAGAATGGTGACTTTGTTGCACCATCAGTTGAGTCGGGTTCTTTGGCACTCAATGGTATTACACTCGATGAGAACCTCGCAGGGACAGACCCTAACCCCACAGCAGAAGGTGCTTACCCCATTGCTACGCTTACATGGGTACTTGCTTATGAAACTGGTAATGGTAACAAGACTGAAGCAGTGAAGGATACCTTTAGAACGTTACTCTCTACAGAGTATCAAGAGAAGGCATCTATGCTAGGTTATGTGCCACTTAGAGGTGACATACTACAGAAGTCAAGGGATGCTGTTGACCTTATTGGTAAATAGTGGTAATATAAAGAAACCTGAGTTTAAATTATGGATAAAGAATTAGGATTTGTAAATGCGATGTTCAGTGTTCCTATGGTGCATTATCCTATAGAGAATTGGTCTGAGAATAAAAAGAAGATACTTGATGCATTACCAGCAGAGGATGATTCTCAATTGGAACCAAATGGTAGTGGATTGTATACTGACTTCTTTATCAATGCAGAGGTTAAAGAGTTCCCTAGTTATTTCTATACAGTAGTAGATGTAATCAAACCATACCTAAAAAGCTTTATGGATGGTAATCCAGTAGAGTTTGTTGAAATGTGGTACCAAAAATACTATAATAATGTGGAGCATAAGACACATTGTCATGGATTTACTGGATGGTCGTCAATTATCTATGTTGAGTTTGATCCAAAGGTACATCAGTCTACTAGGTTCTTCTCACCATTTAGACAACCTTGGGATTGTGACGTAGAGGTCTTCCAACCAAAGGTAAAGGAAGGAGATATGATACTCTTCCCTTCATCTCTACTACATGAAGCACCTGTTACTAGAACCGATACAAGAAGGACTATCATATCATATAATATCAGAGGTTATGTAGATTACGTTAAACATACGTTATTTT